AGCATCCATGTGAGCAGGGTGTGATCGCTTCTTTGGGAGTTTTTCTTGATACCATTGTGATCTGTACACTTACCGGATTTGTGGTAGTTATGGCACATTGCTGGACAGGAGCAGATGCGGAAAGCTGGCAGGCTCTTGATAAACTTCCCAAATATACGGAGTCCATTGCTGTGCTGACTCCGGGAACTGCAATGAACGGGATCGTTACATTTCTTGTAACCTTATGTTTCTGCCTGTTTGCATTTACCTGTCTGCTTGGAATGATCAGCTTTTCGGAAATCGCAGCCAACCGTATCCGCAAGGATAAGATCTGTATTAATTTTGTACGCTGTATCGGTCTTTTTGTTGCCGCATTTGGTATCCTCTGTAATATCGCAGGACTGGAGCTTGGAAATCTCTGGGCATTTTCTGATCTTGGAAATATTCTGATCGTATTTTTCAACGTACCGATCGTTTATGTCGGTGCGAAATATGTTTTCCGGGCGACCAGACATTATAAGAAGAATGACGGTACTCCGTTTACATCGGAGGTAATTGGAAGAAATGACTGCGCTTACTGGGATGAGCAGGCAAAAAAAGCAGTGAAAAATTTTTCCGGAAAATAAAAAGTCCGGCGGGAGATAAAATTAGCATTGTAAAAGTGCATGTACTCATTTATAATGAGTAACAGATTCTAAAGATGTTATAAATAACAGGAGGAAAGCCTTGAAAAGAGAATTAGTTATTGTCATTGATTTTGGCGGTCAGTACAATCAGCTGGTTGCAAGACGTGTCAGAGAATGTAATGTATATTGCGAAATTTATTCTTACAAGACAGATCTTGAGAAGATTAAAGCGATGAATCCTAAGGGAATCATCCTTACCGGCGGACCAAACAGCTGCTATGAGGCAGATTCACCGACTTACCAGAAAGAATTATTTGAGCTTGGTATTCCGGTACTTGGACTTTGCTATGGAGCACAGCTCATGATGCATGTCCTTGGCGGAAAAGTTGAGAAGGCAGATGTCAGCGAATACGGTAAGACAGAGCTTCTCATCGATAAGAAAGATTCCAGGATCTTCAAAAATGTATCCGACAAAACAATCTGCTGGATGAGCCATACAGACTATATTTCCCAGACTGCACCGGGATTTGAGATCGCTGCACATACTGCAGACTGTCCGGTAGCAACTGCACAGAATGAAGAGAAGAAACTGTATGCGATCCAGTTCCATCCGGAAGTACTGCACACAGTAGAAGGAAAGACAATGCTGTCCAACTTCGTACTTGGTGTCTGCGAATGTGCCGGAGACTGGAAGATGGATGCCTTTGTTGAACATACGATCAAAGAGATCCGCGAGAAAGTCGGTGATGGAAAAGTTCTCCTTGCCCTGTCAGGTGGTGTAGATTCCTCCGTGGCAGCAGGACTTCTTTCCAGAGCGATTGGCAAGCAGCTTACTTGCGTATTTGTAGATCATGGCCTTCTTCGTAAGGATGAAGGTGATGAGGTTGAAGGTGTATTCGGACCGAATGGTCAGTTTGATCTGAACTTTATCCGCGTGAACGCACAGCAGAGATATTACGACAAGCTTGCCGGTGTTACAGAGCCTGAAGCGAAGCGTAAGATCATCGGTGAGGAATTTATCCGTATCTTCGAGGAAGAAGCCAAGAAGATCGGTGCTGTAGATTTCCTTGCACAGGGAACCATTTATCCGGACGTTGTAGAGAGCGGTCTCGGCGGAGAATCCGCAGTGATCAAATCCCATCACAACGTAGGAGGTCTTCCGGATTTCGTTGATTTCAAAGAAATCATTGAACCGCTTCGTGACCTATTCAAAGATGAGGTCCGTAAAGCTGGCCTTGAGCTTGGAATTCCGGAAAGACTGGTATTCCGTCAGCCATTCCCGGGCCCGGGACTTGGAATCCGTATCATCGGTGAAGTCACCGAGGAAAAAGTACGCATCGTACAGGATGCAG